TTGCGCAAGCCGCGGCGGCAGGTTGGATGGAAGGGGTAGTTCCGTTCCCGTATCCGTCCTCCGTCCTCCGTCTCCAGCCAAGTTCCCGCGCGGGATTCCGCCAGATTCCCCCGCGATTCCCCCGCGATTCCCGCGCTGGTTTGACGGAGGTCGGCTGGCGTCCTTCTCTTGCTTGCGAAGCACGGCCGCATTCCGCCACCAGCCTCGAAGAATCCCGCTCTCGTCAGCGCAGCGATCCCGAAATGCCGCCGCCCAGCGCCCCGGTCGGCCTTTCCACCGCGCCCAATCCTCCAGAGCAGAGTCCAACACGGCAGCCACATTGCCATCCTTTCGGAACCGACCGAACCCATTACACGTCGCCACGTATAGCCCGTAGGCATGGGCGGCCGGGATCTTCAGAGTTGCCGCCAGCTCGTCCACCACGTCGGTAAACGCCGAATCGGCTTCCCATCGGAGCCATGTCATAAAGGTTCCGATTCGCTTCTTTTGCGAGCAACTTCGCGTATGTGGAGTCTCAGCCGTTCGTATGGGCTCAGCTCCCCGCCTAACCCTTCCTCTCCGTGTTCAAACCGTGCCCCGCGTGAGGCCATCGTCGCCATCTCCCAATTTGCGGAGTGCACCAGGTCGTTGTCGTCGGGGTTGTCTCCCGCAAATGCGCACCAAGGGCGGTTTTTGTGGGCCGACTCAACCAAGTCGATGAAATCCTGCCTGGTGTTCTCGCCAGGACAGATCCGATATTCCTCCTCAACAAATGAGATGATCGGATACCATCGTCTGGTAGGGGCGCCATGGAGGAGTACGCAGTCGCGGCGCGTGTCTACGCATAGCATGACGAGGGCCCTCATACCTTCCAGTAACGACCTGTGTTCGTCGGGTTTGACCTCCGCGAACACGGAGCCCCACAGCAAGAAGTCCGGCAGATACGTTCCAACGTGAGGGAGCTTGAAACCTTCAATCTCATACTCCCAGGGGATTCCCAGTGCATCGAGAAAGACAGCCCAGCGTGCCTCTAGGCGACTCCGAAACCGATAGCCCTTGTAACGGGTCTCGATTGCTCTCATCGCTTCCCTCACGCTGCCGGCCGCGGACCAAGTAAGCCAAGATTCGCTACCACGACCCGCCCCCGCTCGGTAATCTCCAGCGCCGTCGCCTCACCGCCGTGCTCGGTTGGTGCTTCCACTGACGTAGCCCGGAGATAGCCCCGCTTCAAAAGCTGAGAGGCGCGAGGCCGAATTGAGAGCACGTCCCGCCCTAACACCCCTGCCACCTGATCCGGCGTGAGCGGGTGGGGCGCTGTGGCGTACACCGCAAGCATCTGGGCCGCCGTGGAGTCCGACCGCATGGCCGCAGTCGCCGCCGCCTTCGCGCTGGTGGGCAACGCCCCGGCTCGGCTTTCCGGCAAGTCGAACATGGTCCCCGCGAGCTGGTCCCCCACCGCAGGGGGCTCAGCGTCATCCGCGCGATACCGGAGAGAACGAGAAGGCATCTAGGCCGATATGCCGCTAAAGAGGTCGGCAGTCGCTTGCTTTGCTGCATCCAAATTTCGGCACGCTTGCTCCCAATAGGAGCGCTTCAATTCAATTCCGAGGAACTGTCTACCCTGCTCAATAGCGACGTACCCCTCGGACCCGATACCAGCGAATGGTGACAGAACGGTGTCCCCTGGATTCGTCCAGAGCACTACGGCGCGGCGGATCACGTCCAACTGAAGCGGGCAAATGTGGCGCTCGTCTTCATCTTCCCTCGCGCTCCTGAATTGCAGCGTGTCGCTTGGGTTGATGTCCATCCACACCGGCGAGGCGAACCGCTGCCAGAGTCCTACCGGGAATCTGTCATGCGTCTTGGTAACCCGCTCAGGATTGTCTCCGCCCTTCCGCATTGTCACCAAATAATCCGGGATACCCTGTCGGCTCATCGCAGAGTCTTTGCGAAGCTGCTTGTAGAGCAGCCCGAGCGCCTTCGTTCGCTGCATCGCGGTCACTGGGTCCTTCCAGATGCAAACCTCGGAGTGAAAGATCCAGCCCTCGGATTCAAAGAGGCGGATCAATTCCCCTCGGAAGTCTCGGAGTCCGATTACTCCATCACGCACTTTTGATGTTGGGAGGTTCATACAGTGAAATGACACCAGCCGCCCCGGCATGGTGACGCGGTAAAGCTCTTTGATAAGAAAGGTGAAGTGTTCGGCGAACTCATTGCCATCCTGTACGTTACCCATATCGCGGGGGCTATTCGAATAGGTGTAGAGGCTAGCGAACGGGGGCGAGAATATCGAGTAGTGAACACTATCCGCAGGCATGGCACCAACAACCTCCACGGCATCCCCGAGTTCGAGCCTCCAGCCTTCCCCTGTCGCTGTCTCCCGCTCGTACTCGCCTACATCACGGGTGATGCCGCGAACGTTGGCCGTCTCGAAGTCCGCCATCTCGCGCACCATTTCCTCGGCCATCACCGCAGCTTCGACTTCCTTGCGCTTGATGTTTGCGACCACGGCACCCTCAGAGTCCGCCGTGATGACATGCACATGGACGGGCATTGTCTGCCCGAACCTCCAGCACCGTCGGACCGCTTGGTAGAATTGCTCGTAGGAATCGGAGAGCCCGACGAAAGCGACATGCGCGCAATGCTGCCAGTTAAGCCCAAACCCTGCGATGGTAGGCTTCGTGACCATCACCCGGATACGACCCTCGGTAAACGCTTCGAGCACCGCCCTCTTTTTGTCGGCATCATCGGAACCCGACACGGCCACGGCGCCGGGAATCGTGCGGGCGAGGGCTTCGCTCTCGGCGTTCAGATTGCACCAAACCACCCACGGCTCAGATGATGCGGCCACGAGTGCCGCCGTCTCCGCAACCCGCTCCTGAATAGACTCACGCCGCACGGCAATCCGTTCTTGCAAAGATTGGGCTTCGAGCGCGAATAACGCGCCCTCGCTTGGTGGACCTTCAACAACTCGATGATGAAAATGAATCGGCGGCAGGAGAAAACCGTCATCGTCATAGCCCATATCAGAGGGCTTGCGAAGCATCACGGCCCAGGAGCAAACCCACCGCCAGAAGTCGCGCCGCGCATGACCCTTGATCCGCCACTTCTGCGTCTCGCCCCCGTCGTGAACAAAAAACATGGCGAGCATTTCCGTGCGGTCCATCGCCCCGACAAACTCGGCGTGATTCCCCAGCTCCATGAAGTCGTTCGGGGCTGGCGTTGCGGTGCACGCTAGGCGGAAAGGCGTCTGAGCAAAGGCGGCGAGAATCGCGTTCCTAGTGGCACCGTCGTAGCTCTTGAGGATCGAGCTTTCGTCCAGCACGACGCCAGTAAACTGTGCGGCGTCGAAGTGCTCCATCATCTCGTAGTTGGTGATGACAATGGGAGCGTCTGTCTCCGACTGGTGGCGGGCGTAAACCACCGGGATACCGAACTTCACCCCCTCGCGCACAGTCTGAGCGGCAACGGCAAGCGGCGCCAAGATCAGGACCCGACCAGGAACATGCTTCGCCCACTCTAATTGAATCGGCGTTTTTCCCATGCCGCAATCGGCGAACACAGCAGCTCGTCCACGCCGGAGCGCCCACCTAACGATGTCTGCCTGGAACGCGAACAGAACCGGGTTCAGAGGTGGTACCTCTATGAGGCCCGTTGGCGTGTCAAGCAAACGCTTCTGTCCGAGGAACGCTCCGTAGTCCATTCTCTCCTGCATGGGGCTGAGGGTCCGCCCTGACTACCGATTGCGGGAGCTGGATTTGAACCAGCATTGTCGAGATCCAAAGTCTCGCGTCCTGCCGTTAGACGATCCCGCAGTGGGGTCCCGATGGAGAGCCAGGTCACTCAGGGTTACCGCTTCGCTGGATCAAAGCCCGAAGACTCCCCGGCCCGTTCGGTTGCCGTCACCTTAAGCCCCTGCCCTCGCTGTCTCCACCGGGACCAATTGGCGGGTTGACGGCCCAAAGGCACGCCTCACAGGGACCCGCCCGACTCCTGCCCCCTCACCGGGGCCGCTCCGCTCTTACCGCCCGCTCACCTGCTTCGCT